AGGAGCTGGAAGTGCGGGCCAAGCTGGTTCAGGCGGCGGTGGCGGCGGAGGCGCTGGTGGCGGCGGTAATATGGCCCCGATGGGAGGCGGCGGTGGCGGTACCGGTATTTTAGGTGAAGGCACTAGCGGCGCTGGTGGCACTGGCGCTGGCGGCGGCGGTGGTGGTGGTTCAGGTGGAACTGCAGGTCAAAATGGTGGTTTTGGTTGCGGCACCGACGGTGATGGTGGACCATTCGGGGGCGGCGGTGCTTCCGGTAACAACGGTAACTGCGCTGCACAAGGTGCTGCAGGCGCTGTACGTATTTTATGGCCCGGAAATGAAAGATCATTTCCTTCAACAAGAACAGCGGATGAATAAAGATGGCTGAAAGATATTTAATCAAAATAAGAAATGGTGCACCTCATGGTGATCCTTTTATATGGAGTAATTATCGTTTAGCATTTCCAGAAATGGATATTGATAATTTACCAGATAATTATATGGAATATTTTCCTCAAAAATATACACAAGCGCACCCACATGATAAAAAAACTGGTTATACTAATGAAATTCAAGATGGTGTAGTAAGACAGGTTTATCAAACCACAAGGATGGAAGGTACTGAATTAGAAGAACATCATACGCAAGTAAAAAGCGACTGGTATGCAGATACTGGATATAATTCCTGGAATTATGATGCTAATACATCTATTTTTTACCCACCCACACCCTATCCTGAAGATGATCCAGATAATGAATACGAGTGGGTTGAAGCTAATACCACATGGGTTATTGTTTCATAAATTAGTTGATTTTTTTATCATATTAAGGTATAATAAGTATGAGTGAAGATAGATTTGCTTTCAAAAAAGCATCATCAGAAACTATTTTAAAACGTCGTCAAGTATGTTATAAATGTGATGATTTTAATGATAAACTAAGAGTTTGTAATAAATGTTGGTGTTTTATTAGATTAAAAACAGTACCAAAACGTGCTAGATGTCCTATTGGAAAATGGTAATTAATTATGAAAAAAGTGAATATTTATTGGGCATCGTCTGATAATATTGATAATGGTAGAAAATATCTTAAGTTTAAACCTGAATGTTTAGCAGATATACTTAAAGAAGAATTGAACGATATACCTTCATATAAAAGGTTGCTACATTGCCCGGTTTATCGTTCAGAACTTAATAGGACGTTCGCTATTAGAGCAGATATAGATTATACTATTGAATATAAAGAAGATGGTACTATCTATTGTCCAATGTATAATCAAAGTTTCTTTGATGCTAACGTTCATATAGAAGAAGGTAATAACGCTAGAATAATTCAATTGTTCTGGTTTTACTTTCTTTTTTGCGAAGAGAAAATGGAAATTACTCAACTACCTCCATTTTTTCATATGAAAAATATTGATCATATTAGTACTTTCGGTACATATGATATATCAAACTGGTTCAGAGGACTAACTTACCCTATTATTTTTAAAAAACCTACAACATTAGAAATAAAAAGAGGTGATATTTTGTATTATATTAGATTTAATACAGATAAAAAAATAAATCTAGTAAATTTTGAATATACCTCTGAACTAACAAAAATTCAACAAGAATTATTAAATTTAAAAACATTTAAACCGTTTAATTTAAATTTAAGTATGCTTCCATATTATAAATTATTTAAAAGTAAAAAGATAAAACAGCAAATAATGAAAAATATTCGAAATGCTACTTTAGATTAAGCATTAATTATAACTTAATAGATATAAAGTAGATAATAAAAGGTGAATAAATGAAAGAAATACAAGTAATCGATGGAGCAATTAATCCCTACGCTATTGCTCAATTTCAACAGAGTATTACAGCTCCTTGGTTTTCATGGTATCTTACTGACGTTGTAAAATCAGATAATATGTGGTCTACAGTTCGCAGAAAATATTATAATATGGTCAAAGACTATCATGATGATATAAAAGAATCAGAGCAGTTTGTACATACACTTATTATGGATTATAAATTAAACTCTGATGCATATGAAACTTTTAAATTATTAACCGATGTCTTAGATATAGCTATGGGACAAGATATTGATATATCTAGAATGAAAATTAACCTTACTACACGTAAAGGTGAAGAGTTTAGAAATAAAATATCTTCACCTCATTTAGATAATCCTGAATTTGTTGATGGTAGAGATTGGATTGCAATTTACTATATAAATGATAGTGATGGTGAAACGGTAATTTTTAATCAAACTAATGATTTTCTTACTAGCCCTACACCCTTTACTCCAAAAATGAAAGTACAGCCAACTGCGGGTAGAATGATCATTTTTCCTGCAAAATACTATCACAGTGCTGGATGGCCAGTAGAAAATGATTATCGCGGTGTTGTTAACATTAATTTTTCTATCGAATTTCCAGAAGATTTGTCGTTAGACTAAACTTATAAAGAAAAACTCTTAAAACCCCTTAGCATCTATATTATAAATATAGGTAAACAACTAAGGGGTTTCCTATGGCCTTACCAAATACTCGTGAAGAATTAAAAGCATATTGTCTTCGTAATCTCGGTGCCCCAGTCATCGATATTAATGCTGATGATGAACAGCTTGAAGATAGAATTGACGAATCTATAGAATACTACAGAGACTATCATTTTGATGGTACTGAAAGAGTATTCTATAAACATCAAGCAACAGCAGCAGATATAACAAACGGATATATTACTGTACCTGATTCTATATACGGAGTAACAGGTTGTTTTACTTTGGGTGGTACATATTCAGTAAATAACCTATTTAATGTTCGTTATCAAATTCATTTAAACGATTTATATGATCTTCTTCAATCTTCTATTGTGCCTTATACAATGGCTATGACCCATATTAATATGTTAGAAGAAACATTTGTAGGTAAGCAACCAATTCGTTACAACAGACATACAAATAGAGTTTATATTGATACTAGTTGGTCAGATAAAATTCCTGTAAATACATATATTATTCTTGATTCTTATCAAATTATAGACCCTGATGTTAATACTGATATGTATTCTGATCGTTGGTTATTAAGATATACAACAGCATTATTTAAACGTCAATGGGGTGAAAACCTTAAGAAGTTTGAAGGATTACAAATGCCAGGCGGTCTTACTTTTAACGGTCAAAAGATCTGGGAAGAATCTATGGAGGAAATTCGTAAACTAGAAGATGAGATGATTTCAAGTTATTCACTTCCAGTTCATGATATGATAGGTTAACCATGGCTACCAACAAGTATTTTAATAACTTTAGTTATGGCCGAGAACAAGATTTAGTTGAAGATTTAACTATCGAAGCAATTAAAATTTATGGTCATAATATTAAATATCTACCTCGTACTCGAGTAAATACTGATAATTTATTCGGCGAAGATACTTTGTCTTCTTTTGATGAAGGTATCGATATTGAAATGTATATTAAAAATACTGAAGGTTTCGAAGGTGAAGGTGATTTACTTTCACGTTTTGGATTAGAGATTAGAGATAGTGTTACGTTTACTGTAGCTCGTAAACGTTTTGATCAATCAATTACGTCACCAAAGATTCTAACTGAGGTTGGTTATAATATGATATTTGAGGATGGTAGTACAACTACACCATCTAGACAATATCTAACTGGTTCACAAGATACAGATTCGTTTATGTTAGAAGGTGATGATTATCTCAATACAATAAACAGACCACAAGAAGGTGATTTAATTTATTTTCCAATGGTTGGAAAGTTATTTGAGATAAAATTTGTAGAACACGAACAGATATTCTATCAAACAGGTAGACTTCAAACATATGATGTCCGTTGTGAATTATTTGATTACAGCTCTGAAGGAATCAACACCGGTAATACAGAAATTGATCTTATTGAAGATACATACACTCTCAATACATTAGGTTATGAATTTACTCTTGAAGACGGTACAGGTATTGTTAGTCTTGAAGATGGTGGTTCATTACTACAAGAATATACAATTGAGACAACAGACAAGTCTGCTAATAATGCTTACTTCCAACTTGAATCAGAGAGTATTTTAGACTTCAGCGAGACTAATCCATTCTCAGAAATTGATAGGTACTAGTTATGTTTGGTAGAACGTTTTATCACGGGACAATGAGAAAATATGTTGTTGTTTTTGGCAACATGTTTAATGGTATCTATGTACAAAGATTTAATTCAAGCGATGAAAGAGTTCAAACTCTTAAAGTACCAATTGCATACGGTCCTAAAGAAAAGTTTTTAGTAAGATTAGCACAAGATCCTAATTTAGATCAAGATGTAGCGGTTTCATTACCTCGTATGGGTTTTGAAATGACAGGTATTAATTATGCAGCGAATAGAAAACTTCCGTCTACATTAAGGCATTCTAAAGTAAATAGAAGTGATATTACTAAATTAACAACACAGCATATTCCAGTTCCGTATGATATACAATTTACTTTAAGTATTTTTGTAAAAAACGCTGATGACGGAACACAAATTTTAGAACAGATTTTACCATACTTTCAGCCAGAATGGACTAATAACATAAGATTACTACCAGAAATGGATCTTGTTTATGATGTTCCATGTATTCTTAACGATGTTAGTGTCGAAGATACATATGAAGGTGATTTCGCTTCTAGAAGAGCATTAATATGGAACCTTAATTTTACTATGAAAGGTTATGTATTCGGTCCTACATCTACAACTGGTACTATACGTAGAGCTCTTATTGGTGTAGGTGATGCTGATACTCTAGTAAATATAGAACAAATAAACACTCAACCAGCATTAAAAGCTGATGGTACTCCTACATCTAACAATGCATTATCTGTACCACTGAGTGATATTGAAGCAGATGATGATTATGGAATTGCAAGTGATATAAGTGATGTCTAAAAAATCAAACTTTGAAAATAATTTTGAACAAATTTTTAATCTTCCAGACAGTCCTCCATTGGTAAAAGATGTTGAGGTATTAAAACCGGATACTAGAAATGATGATATAGAAAGTGATTATAAGTATGCTCGTGAAAATCTTTATAATGCAATTGAAAGAGGTTCTGATGCTCTAGAAGAATTAGTAGAGTTAGCAAAACAAAGTCAAAGTCCAAGAGCATTTGAAATTGTTGGACAGATGATTAAAACACTAACTGATGCTAATAAAGACTTACTAGAAGTTCAGAAAAAAGTAAAAGATCTTAAAAAAGAAGAAACAGCTAAAGGTCCTAATAATGTAACTAACGCTTTGTTTGTAGGTAACACAGCAGAGCTTCAAAAACTACTTAAGGATAACAAATGATAGAAAATAGATATAACGTTAAACTACTTAAAGTGGTAGATGGAGATACTGTAGATGTAGATATCGATCTTGGGTTTGGTGTATGGCTTCATGATGAACGTGTTCGTATTATGGGAATTGATACACCAGAATCTCGTACATCAGACAAAGTAGAAAAAGTCTTTGGTCTTGCTGCAAAAAATAGATTAAAAGAATTATTAGAAGAAGGTGCTTTATTAGTAACTACAGAAGATAAAAAAGGGGAGGATATGAAAGGTAAATTCGGTCGTATTCTTGGAGATTTTATTGTAGAAGAATATGAAGGTCAACCAAGACGCGTAACTGAAGTTATGATTGAAGAAGGACACTGCGTAGCATACTTTGGTGGTTCAAAAGATGAAATTCAACTCAAACACCAGGCTAATAGACAAAAATTACTTCGCGAAGGTATTGTTAGTCAAGAAGACTATGATATAGCAGTAGAGTTAATGAAGTAACTGTTTACTCTTTACATCCTACACGATGATTATAATATGAAAATGAAGATAGTGCAACTATAAAATGCCAGAAATTTACCTAGGAAATCAGAATTTAAAAGCTGCAGGCGTTCAAGTTGAGTTTACTCAAGAGAGCGTTGTAGAGTATCTTAAATGTGCTCGAGATCCTATTTATTTTATTAAAACTTACCTTCAAATTGTAAGTATTGATGAAGGTCTTATACCATTTACTCTTTGGGATTTCCAAGAAGATATGGTTAAAACTTTTGAAGATAATAGATTTAGTATTTGTAAACTTCCACGACAGGTGGGTAAAACAACTACAGTTGCTGCTTACATTACATGGAAAGTTTTATTTACAGAACAATACTCAGTAGCTATTCTTGCTAACAAAATGTCTCAAGCAAGAGAGATTCTTGGACGTATACAGTTAATGTATGAGCATCTTCCTAAATGGATGCAACAAGGTATTGTGGAGTGGAATAAAGGCAATATTAGATTAGAAAATGGTTCTGAAATACTTGCATCTGCTACATCATCAAGTGCTATTCGTGGTACATCGCAAAACCTAATTTATCTTGATGAGTTTGCCTTTGTACCTAATAACCTACAAGAAGAATTTTTTACTTCTGTATTTCCTACTATTTCTTCTGGTAAGTCTTCTAAAGTATTAATTACATCTACTCCAAACGGCATGAATATGTTTTATAAGCTGTGGGTGGATAGTGAAGAAGGTAGAAATGACTATGAGAGAGTGGAGATCCATTGGTCTGACGTGCCTGGAAGAGATGATAAGTGGAGAGAAGAGACTATCCGTGCTACATCAGAAGAACAGTTTAGACAGGAGTTTGAAACTGAATTTTTAGGTAGTACTAATACTCTTATTCATCCTACGGTACTTAAAAGATTAGTATTTAAGCAACCTTTATATAAAAAGAATAATTTTGACTGTTATCATGAACCTGAACCAAAAAGAAATTATATTGTTGTTTGTGATGTATCAAGAGGAGTAGGGTTAGACTATTCTGCTTTTATAGTATTTGATATTACTGAATATCCTTATAGAGCGGTAGGAAAATATAGAAGTAAAAATATTTCTCCATTAATATATCCTAATGTAATTTATGATACAGCAAGAAAATATAATAATGCATTTGTATTGATAGAAGTTAACGATATTGGAGAACAAGTTTCTAATATTTTACATCAAGATTTAGAATATGAAAATATACTAAGTACAGTTTATCGAGCTGGAACGCAACATATTTCTGCTGGTTTTGCTGGTAGACAGCAGATGGGTGTACGTACAACTAAATCAGTTAAGCGTATAGGTTGCTCTACATTAAAAGATATGATTGAGCAAGATAAACTTATTGTAGAAGATTATGATTATATTTTTGAATTATCTAACTTTGTTTCACGTAGAGAAAGCTACGAGGCAGAAGAGGGAATGCATGATGACTTAGTTATGTGTTCTGTTTTGTTTGCTTGGTTAGTACGTCAGGAATATTTTAAAGATATAACTAATGATGATTTAAGACAGCGATTATTTGAAGAAAATCAAAGAATGATTGAAGAAGACATACTTCCTTTTGGTTTTATCAATGATGGTCATGAGGAAGAGGGCATTATAAATATTGATGAAACAAGAATCGGCTGGGCTCTACCGGACAACCGTGATATGTGAAATACAAATAATTATAAATAAAAAGAGAATTAAAAGCCTCATCAAAGGAGAATAATCATGCCATTTCAAGTATCACCAGGCATCAATGTCAGTGAAATTGATCTAACAGCGGTTGTTCCTGCAGTCTCAACTACGACTGCTGGCATCGCTGGTCATTATCGCTGGGGGCCAGTAAATAAGGCCACATTGATTTCCTCAGAAGACGCGCTTGTTGGACAGTTTGGAAAGCCAAACTCTGCTACAGCGACTGATTTCTTTACAGCAGCTAACTTTTTAGCATATGGTAACGCATTGTTTGTTACACGTGCTGAAAACACTACTATGTCTAACGCTCACAGTAATTCAGCTAATACAGCGGTTACTCGTTTTGATAACGATGATGACTATGAAAATAACCACTCATCCGGTACAAGCGATGTTGGTCGTTGGGTAGCAAAATATCCAGGTGCGTTAGGTAACTCATTAAAAGTATCTGTATGCCCATCATCAACTGCGTTTTCATCAACATTAACAGGTACATTTAGTGTAACTTCTAACACATCTACAGTAACCTTTTCAGCAAACCAAGCTTCTACTATCGTAGTAGGTGATTTATTAGAATTAGGTTCATCTTCTGGTGTTAAGCAAACACGTAGAGTTTCTGCTGTTGCAGCAAACGGTACTTCTGTAACGCTAGAAAATCGTTATACAGGAGATACTCTCTCAGCAAATACTTCACTCACACGTAAGTGGGAATATGCAGTAAATACAGATAGAGCTCCTGGTACATCAGCAACTGCTACTAAAGCAGGTGCAACAACCGATGAACTTCACGTAGCAATTGTAGATGAAGATGGTTTGTGGACAGGTACAAAAGGTCAAGTACTAGAAGTATTCCAAAACCTATCAATGGCTACTGATGGTAAAACAGATACAGGTCAAAACAACTATTTTGTAGATGTGCTTAATAACAGATCACGTTATATCTGGTGGGCAGCTTCTACAAGCATTGGTACAAATGCAGGTACATCAGTAGTGGGTGGAACAACTTATACTGGTTCTACTATTCCACTAACTGATTCACTTGTTAACGGTTCTGACGGTTCAGCGCCAACTAATGCAAATATTATTACAGCATACGATAAATTTAAATCTGCTGAAGATGTTGATTTATCATTTATCTTAGGTTCAGGCAACGGTCAAACAGTAGCTACACACCTAATTGATAATATTGCTGCAGTAAGAAAAGACTTACTAGTTGTATTATCACCAACTAGAGCTTCTGTTGTAAATAATAATACATATGAAGGTAAAGAACAAGAAGATATTATTGCATATCGCAACAGTCTTCCATCTACTTCATATGCTACAATGGACTCAGGTTGGAAGTATCAGTACGACAAATACAATGATCTATACAGATATGTTCCAGCAAACGGTGACACAGCAGGCTTAATGGTTCGTACAGATAATACTAACGATCCATGGTATTCACCTGCAGGTTTCAACCGCGGTAACATGAAAAACGTAGTAAAGCTAGCTTATAACCCACGTAAAGCAGATAGAGATGAGCTTTACAAGAATGGTATCAACCCAGTTGTAACATTCCCAGGTCAAGGCACAGTTTTATACGGTGATAAGACGCTTCTTGCTAACCCAAGTGCATTTGATAGAATTAATGTTCGTAGATTGTTTATTGTTCTTGAGAAAGCAATTTCTCTTGCATCTCAAACAACATTATTCGAATTCAACGATGCGTTTACAAGAGCACAATTTAGAAACCTAGTTGAGCCATTCTTAAGAGATGTTCAAGGCCGCAGAGGTATTACAGACTTCAGAGTTGTTTGTGATGAAACAAACAATACAGGTGAAGTAATTGATAGAAACGAGTTTATTGGTGATATTTACATTAAACCAGCTCGCTCAATTAACTTTATCCAGCTAAACTTTGTTGCAGTAAGAACTGGGGTAGAATTCTCAGAAATCGTTGGTCAGGTATAATAAATACATATAAACGCTAAAGGAGAAAAACCATGGCATTTAACATTAACGATTTCAGAGGCGAGCTAGAGTATGGTGGTGCAAGATCCTCGCTCTTTGAAGTCACCATGACAAACCCTCTAAACGGAGCTGGAGACAGCAAGTTTAGATTCTTATGTCGTGCAGCACAAGTTCCAGCAGCTACAGTAGGGGTCGTAACAACCCCCTACTTCGGCCGCCAAGTTAAACACGCAGGTAACAGAACGTTCGATCCATGGACAGTTACAGTTATCAATGATGAAGATTTCTTAATCCGTAATGCATTAGAGCAATGGAATACAGAAATTAACACATTAGAAGGTAACCTAAGAACTGCTGCAGCAGGCGTAGCTACATATAAGACAGGTGTTGCAGACGTTATCCAATATGGTAAAGACGGTCGAGCAATTAGATCATATCAATTTGTAGGTATGTGGTGCTCTGATCTATCAGCAATGGATCTAAGCTGGGATTCTGAAGCAATTCAAGAATTTACTGCTACATTCCAATACGATTATTGGATTCCTGGTACAACCGGTGATACAACCGCATCAGCAGTAGTTTAATAGAGACGAGGTAATTTATTATGGCTAACCAGCTATATCCTAAAGCTAAAGAGGATTTTCTTGCAGGTAATTTGAATCTGTCTAGTAATACAATTACTATGGCGTTAATCGATACCGATGTATATACGTTTAGTAGTGCACATGAAGATAGAGCAGATATTCCAAACTCTGCTGTAGTTTCAGAAGTAACGTTAACAAGTAAGACAATTACTAGTGGTATATTTGATGCTGCTGACGCAACTTTCTCCGCTGCAACTGGTGCAAATTGTGAAGCACTTGTAATTTATCATACAGATTCTCAAGGTGGTAATACAGCATCTAGATTGATTGCATACATTGATACAGCTACTGGTCTTCCAATCCTTCCAAACGGTGGTGACATTACTGTGCGTTTCTCAGCAGGTGCAAGTAAAATCTTCGCTCTTTAATTGAAACTGTGTAGAAACTTAGGAGAGGGGGTACTATAAATATAGTATACCCCTTTTTCTATATCGAGGATAAAAATGGAACTATTTGGGTTTGAGATTAAAAGAGCTGATCAAAGAGAAAAAGACCAGCTCCAGGCTATCGTACCGCAAACACATGAAGATGGTGCAACAGAAGTTTCTACCAATTCTGCAGGTGCGTTTGGTGGCACATATGGTACATATGTTGATATTGAAGGTAGAGCAAAAGATGAGGCCGACCTTGTAACAAAATATCGCGAAATGGCATTGCAACCAGAATGTGATTTTGCTATAGAAGATATTATTAATGATGCTATTATTATGGACGATAATGCATATCCTGTAGAATTAGTATTAGATGAAGCCGATCTTCCTAACAGAGTAAAAAAATTAATTAGAGAAGAATTTGATCGAATTCTTTACACATTAGATTTTGGTAATAAAGGATACGAAATCTTTAGACGTTGGTATGTAGACGGACGTCTTTATTATCAAATCGTTATTGACGAAAAAAGCGTAAGAGACGGCATTAAAGAATTGCGTTATATTGATCCACGTAAGATCAAAAAGATTCGTAAACAGAATAAGAAAAAAGATCCTAAATCAGGAGCTACTCTTTATACTAATGTAGAAGAATTTTATTACTATAACCCAAAAGGTATGGTAAATCAAGACAAAGGTGTAAGGATTGCTAAAGACAGCATCTGTCATGTAACATCTGGTCTTATTGATCCAATGAATAAACTTACATTAGGTCATCTTCATAAAGCAATTAAACCGATGAATCAACTGCGTATGTTAGAAGACGCAACTGTAATTTATCGTTTATCAAGAGCTCCTGAGCGTCGTATTTTCTATATTGACGTTGGTAACCTTCCTAAAGCAAAAGCTGAGCAATATCTTCGTGATATGATGGTAAAGCATAAAAATAAACTTGTTTATGATGCTAATACAGGTGAAGTGAGAGATGATAGACGGCATATGACAATGCTAGAAGATTTCTGGTTACCTCGTCGCGAAGGTGGTAGAGGTACAGAAATTACTACATTACCAGGTGGTCAAAATTTAGGTGAGTTAGATGATGTATTATACTTTCAGAAAAAATTATATAAAGCTTTAAATGTTCCTGTTAGTAGATTAGAAGCTGAAGTTAATTTTAATATTGGACGTTCTACAGAAATCTCTAGAGATGAATTAAAATTCCAAAAATTTATAAATCGTATTAGAAATAAATTTGCTGTTTTATTTGATAACTTACTAGAAGTTCAATTAGTACTTCGCGGTATTATGACAAAAGCAGAATGGGAACAAGCTCGTAATAGCATTACATATAATTTCGTTAATGATAATCACTTTGAAGAACTCAAAGAAAGTGAAATCATGGCTGAAAGATTAAGAATTTTAGGTGAAGTTGATCCTCTTGTCGGTAAATATTTTTCTTTAGCCTGGGTTCGAAAAAATGTTCTTCGTATGACAGAAGAAGAAATTGATGTCATGCAAAGAGAAATAGATATGGAATCTGATGAAAATGATGAAGAAGAGATAGATTTAACACCCTCTGAACCACAACAAGAAGAAGTATTTCCAGAATTTAAACCTGAAAAAGAACTAACTGAGGAAGAAAAACGTCTTGTAGAAAGTATGACTAAATTCTATGATTCTTTCTCATCTCAGGAAGACATAGATAATGGATCAAGTTGAACACGCTAAACTTCTTGCAGCTCTTTTAGGAGTTCTAAAAAAAGAAAGTAGTAAAGTTAAATCTGCTTTACTTGAAGAACTTCATACTGAATTACAAAAGTTTGAACCTCCAGAACCTATACTAGTTGAAGGTCCTCAGGGACCTCAAGGTGAAACAGGCCCAGAAGGTCCGCGTGGATTTATTGGTGAGCAGGGTATACAAGGACCTGTTGGAGAAACTGGTCCTCAAGGTGAGCAAGGCTTACCTGGTAAACATATTACCGAAGCACAATTAAACGAAAACGGTCATTTATTTCTTTATCGCGATGATGGAGTACAATTTCCTATTGGAAACGTTATTGGCGAACAAGGACCAATAGGTCCGGTAGGACCTCAAGGCGAAAAAGGAGAAAAGGGTGAGACTGGGTTACAAGGCGAGCAAGGTATTCCAGGTGAAATCGGGCCGAAGGGAGATAGAGGAGTGGGTGGTCCAGCGGGACCAATTGGACCACAAGGTATCAGAGGAGAAAAAGGGGAGCAAGGTATTGCTGGTCCGAAGGGTGATAAGGGCGATACTGGGGATCTAGGTCCTAAAGGCGACCGTGGTGAGATGGGTATTCCCGGTCTTGAAGGACCACAAGGACCAAAAGGTGATCCTGGACCGCAAGGTGAAAAAGGTGAAAAAGGTGACCCAGGTAAAGATGGTGACTCGCCAGATATAGAACCATACCTTAAAAAAGTTTCAGAAGAAACTAAAAAATTTCAAGATAATATTAGACGTACTATTACTAGAGCATCTATTGGAGGAGGATCTTCTGGTGGAGGTGAAGTACGTTTAGAATTTTTAGATGATGTTGATAGAGATTCTGTTAAACAAAACAATAAAGTATTACGTTATAATTCTTCTACAGGTAAGTTTGAAGGTGCTACTGTAATTACAGAAGGCGGAGCTGGATCAGGTGATGTTGCAAACACATATCTACAAGCCAATTTTGTAAGTAATACAGCATTTCAATCTTTCGTTGCAAACACTAACGCATACATTGCAGCTACAGCAGGTGGTGGGGGCAGCGGAGATGTATCAAACACCTATATTCAAGCTACATTTGTAAGTAATACTAATTTTCAATCATACGTATCTAACACAAATACAAGATTAGTTAGTTTAGAAGCAGGTGGTGGAGCTGGAGTAAATCTTGCCGCTGTAGCTACTAATATAGTACCAGCTGCGAATAATACATATGATTTAGGTACAACAGGTAAAAGATGGAGAGATGTTTATCTTTCCGGTCAAACAATTAATCTTGGTGGTGCTACTATTTCATCTGATGGTACTGGGGCTATTTCAATTTCAGGATCTGGAGCTACGCTTCCAGCAAACTCTAAAGTTACAGTTGCTGGTTCAGATAGAAAACTAGCAACAGTGAGTGATGGTGGTATTGTTGAGCAATTAGTTCCACTATTCACACAAGCAACTGGCTTAACAGTTCCTGCTAATACGTTTACATTTAAGGCAGATACAACTACGAGAGTGTTTACTAATTTTACGCTAAATAGTGGTGACCAACTTTCTAGAACAGCTAAAGCTGCACAGTTTTTATTTTAAGGTAATTAAATGGCTATTAAAGTACCTATTAGGACAGTATATGATGGTTCAAATAACGCTATTGGCTTATCTGAATTTCTATCAGGTGACGCAGTCGGTTATTTACATGGAGGGACAGGATTAACAGCTTTAGGCTCTGCTAATCAAGTCCTTAAAATTAATGATGCTGGTACAGCAATAGAATGGGCAAATGAAGATGCATTAAGTGCAACAGGTACGCCGACAGGTACGTTTGGATCTGCTTCACAAGTTCCTGTATTGACAGTAGGTGCTGATGGTCGAATATCAAATATTTCTAATACAGCCGTAGCTGGTGTACAATCGGTTTCATATAATACATCTAATAGTTTATTAACGATAAATACATCAGACGGTGGTACACAAACTACTAATATTACGTTAGACCCTTTTGATACAGATGATCTTTCAGAAGGATCGACAAACCAATATTTTACAACAGCTCGAGCAAGAACTTCTTTCTCAGCCGGGTCAGGAATTAACATAGCAGACGGGGTAATATCCCAAGCAACGCAAATAGATTATGGCTTAATTACTGGAGCAGTAGGAGCAAATACAATTGATTACGGGAGCATAGTATAATGGCAACGCAAATTCAGTTAAGAAGAGGCACGACAGTTCAACATTCGTCTTTTACTGGCGCGATTGCTGAAGTTACTGTTGATACAGATAAAGAAACAGTAATTGTACATGACGGTTCTACAGCTGGTGGTTTTCCATTAGCTACAGAAGCTCAGGTAAATGATAGAATGCAAGTAGCAAACGTTCAATCATACGTTACTACTCAAATTAATACAGTTTTAGATGGTGCACCAGCAGCATTAGATACATTAAACGAGTTAGCAGCTGCATTAGGAGATGATGCTAACTTTGCTACTACTATAACTACAAGTATTGGGACAAAAGCATCTAATACATATGTAAATGCACAAATCGGTGCATCTAATACTAATATTAGAAATTATACTAATCAAACATTCGTTACTAAAGCAGTAGCTCTTACTACAAATAATGCTATAGTTAATCTAGTAAATGATAGATTACAAGTAGCAAACGCTGCTGCTACATATTCTACTTTAACCCAGCTAGGTAACACTAATTCATATATTGCTAGCGTACAAACAAATGTAAATACACAAATAGGCTCTTCTAATACAGCATTAAGAGCATTTGCAAACCAAACATTTGAAACTAAAGCAGTAGCACTAGCTTCAAACACAGCACAAAATAATCTTATTAATGATAGATTACAAGTAGCTAATGCTAATATTACATTTGAAACTAAAGCTGTAGCTTTAGCTGCTAATACAGCGCAAAATAGTTTAATTTTAGATAGAATTCAAGTAGCTAACGTAGCTGCAATATATGCAACTAAGTCATATGCAGCTGCTAATACATATGTTAACGCTCAAATAGGGTCTTCTAATACAAGTATAAGACAATATGTTAACGCTCAAATAGGGTCTTC